ATTGTATCTTTATATTTAAAAGGTTTAATATCTTTTCAAAGAGAATATGATATACCTTGGATTGGACCTTCTAATGAACATAAGGTTAGATATAAATGGTATGTTATTACAGTTGATAAGAAGAAAAATTTAAAAGATATTAAAAATGTATTAAAGGAGGGATATGCCGAGTAAAAATCAATGGGAAAAATGGGTACACAAAGCATGGTACTTTACTAAAGTTTTATTTGCATTAATAACTTTAATGGTTGGTTCTTATTTCTATGGTACATATAGTCCTAACAAAACTGCTATAGCAGAAGTAAATGCCGAACTTGATATATTTTATATGAATAAAATAGAAGAAATGGATTTACAAGAACCTGAATTTACTTATGTTAATGAAACTCAATTTATTAGGGCAATGCATAAGTGTATTAATTATGTGAACTTTACTACACCTAAACATTTAAGAGTACCATATGAAATGATTTTAGGTCAGGCAGCGTTAGAGTCTGGTTGGGGTACAAGTAGATTTGCTACTGAAGGAAATAATCTATTTGGAATTAGAACTTGGACTGAAAGTGATCCACATTTATTACCTGTTGGTGTTGAAAAATGGCCTGGTTGGGGAGTTAAATTATTTGCTAGTAAATGTGATAGTGTAAAATATTATATTGACTTATTAAATAATCATTCCGCTTATGAAGATTTTAGAAAGTTAAGATTAAAAACTAATGATCCGATTGCATTAATTAAAACACTTGATAAGTTTTCTACAACTGCTGATTATGATAAAAGAGTTATAAGAATGATTAAAAAAATAAGAAAATTAGAGGAGAAATAGTGTTGACTATACATATTAAAAATGTTATAATAAGTATAATTGATTTTAAAATATCAATATTAAAAAGTATAAGAAGACATATAACAGGTGAAGCAAAGATGGATAGAAATTATAAAAGATGGAGAAAACAAGTAAAAGATTGGGCAAATAATAAATGAATATATTTTACCTACATAAAGATCCAGTATTAGCAGCAAATATGGCTTGTGATAAGCATGTGGTTAAAATGATTTTAGAAACTGCTCAATTACTATGTACTGCTCATAGAGTTATAGATGGCGCTGATTTACAGATGAATTCCTTGTTAGAAGAAACAACAATGTATAGAGCAACACATATAAATCATCCATCAGCAAAATGGGTTAGAGAAAATGCATATAACTATTATTGGTTGTATAGATATTTTGTTGCTTTAAATGATGAATATAAATTTAGATATAATAAAGATAAAAACCATTTGTCTTTTGCTAAATTAAAAGATTTATTAAAAAGACCACCATTAAAAATTCCATTAAATAAAAAATTTACAGAACCACCAACTTGTATGCCAGATGAATGTAAAATATCTGGTGATGTTGTTGAGTCGTATAGAAAATATTATATAATGAAGAAGAAGGATTTTGCTACTTGGAAAATAAATATACCTAAATGGTATTCAGAAGGATTAGCAAATGCCAACTTATAATTTTCATAACACAAAAACAAATAAGAAATGGACTGAATTAATGTCTATTTCTGAAATGGAAGAGTTTACTAAAAAGAAACATATTAAACTGTTAATGCCTACACAATTAAATATAGTATCAAGTGTAGGTCATGTAGATAGTAAAACTGATAGTGGGTGGAAAGATGTATTATCAAAGATTTCTGAAGCACATCCAGCAAGTAATTTAGCACAACAATACGGTAAAAAATCAGTAAAAGATACACAGGTAGACGCAGTAATTAAAAAACATAGAAAGAAGCGACAAGGGAAAGTATAAATATAGATATGGCAGATTTTGATTTTTTAGACGGATTTGATGCTGATGGTGATTGGGGTTTTACCTCGGTCAAACAAAAACCAGCAGAAACTCAAAGTAAGGAAACACAAGAAGTTGTTAAACAGACAGCAGACGGTGTTGGGAAGGCTGTTTCTAGCGAAATTATTAATAGACTAGAATCAAAATTAGACAAATTACTTCGTGCTACTAATGAAACAAAAGAAACAGTTGTAGCAAAGAACGAAACAGAATTAGAAATTGCTAAGAGGCAAATGGATGATGAATATGATTTGAGAAAAGATAATCTTGGCAAAGAATATAAAGACAATTATAGAAAACTAGAAAAATTAATTATACCTCTTTTAATAAAACTAGCAAAAGCACCCGAGGCCTATATTCATTGGCCAAATAGAGCAGAAGTCATTGAAGCTCAATTGAAAAAAATTATTGCTATTACTCGTGGAAAATAATCACAAAAAGGATATCAAATGAAATTAAGTAAAAATTTTAGCCTGAAAGAAATGACGGCTAGTCAAACGGCTGAGCGTAAAGGAATTAATAATAATCCTAATGACGATCAGATTACAGCGTTGCAGAAACTATGTGAAAACATACTACAACCTGTTAGAGAACACTATGCTACTCCAGTAACAGTATCAAGTGGGTTTAGAAGTGAAGAATTATGTATATCAATTGGATCATCTGTAAACTCACAACACGCTAAAGGCCAGGCTGCGGATTTTGAAATATTTGGAACGCCTAATGCTGAACTAGCAAAATATATTGCAGAAAATTTAGATTTTGACCAATTAATATTGGAGTATCATAAACCAGAAGAACCTAATAGTGGTTGGATACATTGCTCATACAAAAGTCCAACAGACAATAGAAAACAGACATTGAGAGCATTCCGAAACGATCAAGGTAAGACTCAATATGTAGAGTACAATCCTAACTGAGCGCTTGGCATAGTTAGTAAAGAAGAGCATAACGATATGTTAATGCTTTACAGAAGCACTTAATTATGATATAATTATATTATGAATAAATTAAACGAATATTTTAAAAAGAATTATGAAGTGAAAGATTTTACTCATATTCCATTACCCACAAAGCCAGAACAATTAATTACTAAAACAATTAGTGGTAAAAGATTTTATGTTTTACCTGATGGTAAAAAGTATCCTTCAATTACAACTGTGCTATCGGATAGAAACAATGCAGGTATAACTAAATGGCGTGAGTCAGTAGGTGAGCAGGCTGCAAACACTATAATGAGAAATGCTGCTAAGAGAGGCACAGCCGTACACACATTAACAGAAGATTATCTTAACAATAAAGAACTCTCAAAACAAGATGTTTTACCTACGGCGCTATTTACTATACTAAAACCTGAATTGGATAAGATAAATAATATAGTTATGCAGGAAGAAAGCTTGTATAGCAATAAATGGGGCGTTGCAGGTAGAGTAGATTGTATTGCAGAATTTCAAGGAAAATTATCAGTAATAGATTTTAAGACCTCAACGAAAGATAAAAAGGAAGAGTGGGTAGAGAATTATTTTATACAAACGGCTGCTTATTGTGAAATGTATGAAGAACAATATGGACAATCTATTGACCAAATAGTTATATTAATAGTAACCGAAGAAGGTGCAACTCAAACTTTTATTAAAAATAAAAACGATTACTTACCTTTATTGAAACCCGCTATAGAGGAATTTAATAGGAAGTTTAAAGAAAATGAGAAAAACAATTAAAACATTATGTGGACTTTTATTTTTATTATTTTCAACAAATTCATTTGCAAGTCCAGAAGGTATGGCAAATTATCCTTGGACAATGATGAATGTACCAATTTGGTGTGGACCTGTACAAGAGGTTAATAACGCTTTAGAAAAAGAAGGATATGTTGCAGTAGAAGTAGCATTTGGTAGAGCAGGTGCTTTACCAACAGGTGAAATTGCTTATGCGGTTACAACTTATGCTTCAACAGATACACCAGGACATATTTTAAGAACAGTAGAAACGCCAGGTCAAGTTGATAAATGTATAATGAATATGTTATTTGATTATAAAGCGGTGACGCCAAAAACTGGTGCATAAAGAATTAATTGTTGATTAGAAGACAATAACTAATGAGGACCTGGGTGCAATACCCAGCCACTCCACCATTTAAACAATGCAATTTAGGGGGTGGAAATAGGATCGACTCGTAGGTAAAACTTTTAGGAGATTAATCGGTCAAAGACACCGTAAAGTCTTATAAATGCTAACTCACAAGGTTACGCTTTAGCAGCTTAATACTGCTTGGGGTAATGGCAACTAGGCCTCGCAACAGAAACTAGTTGCCCTACCAATAGCTTGACTTTTAATGATGAATAATGTATAATAGATGTATTAATGATTGATTTAACACCAAATAAATTTGCTTTAATTATAGAGGATATAGTTAAAACAAAACGGATAAGTTATATAGACGCAATTTTAGAATATTGTAAAGATAATGAAATTGATCCTAGTAATACCAAATCAATGATTAATAAAACATTAAAAGAAAAGATAGCATATGAGGCACAAAACCTTAATATGTTGAAGGAGAAGGTAGCAAAACTACCATTATAAATTATGTTTGATGATAAAATAAATATGCAAGTACCCCATGTCCATTTTAGAGTAAGGGAATTAGGCGATTGGGTTGATACAAATACAGATACTTACTTCAAAGACAAGAGAGTAATAGTATTCTCTTTACCAGGTGCATTTACACCAACTTGCTCAAATCAACAATTACCAGGCTATGAATTAAAAGCAGATGTTTTCAAAGCACATGGCATAGATCAAATTTATTGTATGTCAGTAAATGATTCTTTTGTTATGAATGCTTGGGCAGCAGATCAAAAATTAGAAAATGTAAAAGTAATACCTGATGGTAATGGTCAATTCACACAAGAAATGGGAATGCTTTGTCAGAAAAGAGATAAGTGTTTCGGTCAAAGGTCTTGGAGATACGCTATGATAGTTAATAATGGCGTGATTGAGCAAATGTTTGTAGAACCAGGTAAAACAGATGATACACCTGAAGACCCTTATGGGATATCTTCACCTGAAAATGTATTAAAATATTTACAAGGAAAATAAGTGAATGGCTTTGAGGTTTATAAAATCTATCTGGCAATCAAACTACATTTCACTAGTAAGAACCAGAGTTATGACTACCATAAACACGGTGGCAGAACAACTGCTCGGATTGAGACCTTTACTAAAAGAAGGGATAGATATTTCTTTCACAAGCTTAGTAGAACTTATAGCAGTAATAATATTGTTGACTATTTTATTAGTAATTTTGTCAATAATACTAATCTTTGGATTGGCGATATCATTGGCCGATCTGGTGATGAGAATTATAAACTCTGGTCAAAAAAATTAGAAGCACTACATTATTATTATGAACAAGATATTGAATATATATTAAGTAAGATAACAAAGAAATTAAGTTTTGATGATTTGTTTACATCTAAAGATGGTCAACACCCACCAATACTTAAATATTTTTTATCTAAAAAGATAAACTTTGAAACATTTTTAATACTAGATGATATTTTAAAGTTTTCTAAAAGATTAAATAAAGATATAACAGAAAAAGTATTATGGCCAAAGTTGTATGATAGAATGATAAGATATCAACCATTTCTAAAATATAACATAACAAAATATAAAATGACATTAAAAAAGAAAATAAAGGATATATAATGGGTATAGCAACAATTCAAAATATATTTCTTGGTGAAGTAATTACTAAATTTACATTGCCACAACAATTTGTTGATGATCTTAATAAAGTATATGATGAAAGTAAAATATTACCAGAATGGAATATTGAACTTGCAGGTAAAATTAAAGAAGAAAAATTAATTAATCCAGCATTAAATGAAGCTATGAGAGGCACTTTTTTAATGTGCTTTGAACAATATTTAAAAGGCACAGGTTCTGTACTTCAAAAAACTCATAGACTACAATTAGATAATGCTTGGGTAAACGAAATGAAGGCAGGTGAATATAATCCTGCTCACTTTCATGCTAGTAAAAAGAGTCTTGTAGGTATGTCTTCAGTTTTATTTTTAAAAGTACCTGATACATATGGTTCAGAATATTGTAATGACCATGAACCTTCAAATGGCCATTTAGAATTTATAGGTGGAAGTCAACACTCTTTATCCGTTTCACAATATAGAGTTAGTCCAAAAGTTGGTGAGTTTTTTATATTTCCATATACACTAGTTCATACTGTTTATCCATTTAATGGTACAGATGGAGTTAGAAGAACATTATCCTATAATTGTGATATATTAACAAAGGAAGGAAATTAATAAAATGCCTAAAATGAGAATGTTTAAGTTTTGGAATGAATCGGGAGATGAAAAAGAAAAAGAAGCAATGAGTTTGAAAAAGGCAGTTATGTCTGTTCAAGGTGATTTTAAAGATAAAATTATTGGTGTTGAATACACTACTAAAAAAGGTAAATCAATTGAAACATCGGTTAAAATACCTATGGGTAGAAAGATTAGACAATCAATGGTATTAGAACAAAAGCGATTAGCAGCAAAAGCGGCTAGAGAAGCAAGAGGTAGATGAGAATAATTTTTATAATTTTGTTGTCAGTAATTTTATCAGGTTGCATTGGAGAAACAATAACAACATTTGGACCTTTGAAAGTTAAACCTGGTGATTTAGCAACAGCGCCAATAAAGAAAGCAATAATAAATAATAAAAAAAATGAAGAAAAATAGTTGGGGATTTTTAGGAGGAAATAATATGACAGATGAAGATAAAAGAATGTACGAATCACATAAAGAACATGGTAGTGATATGACATATGAAAATGAAGGTACTAAAGACTTTTCACCAATGGTACAAATTTCAATCAAAGAGTATGATAAATTAAAAGAAAGAAGCAATTATATTACCAATAAAGATATGATTGGTTATATTGATAAGATAGAGTTTTTTGTAAAAGAATTAAGAAAACATATTGTAAGAACGGAAATAGAGTAATGGTAGAAGTAGATCATACAAAAGTGGACGATAGAGGTCCATCAGATTTAGATAGAATTATAGACGAATTAAAGAAAGAAAATTCCGATTTAAAACACGATAATAAGTCACTTGCCAAACAAGTGGAAGATAAAGTGGAAGAAGTCAAGGCATTAAAAATAAAGTTAGAATTGCTTGACAAAAGGCCATCAAAGTGATATAATGATATTATGAAAACAATAATAATAGCTTTTTTAGTATTATGCTTTACCGCTACTGTGGGAAATACTAATGAGAA